AGTAGGTTTGCCATGCGTTTTATTCCTTAACGGTTCTAACTCTTTTGACTTCAGGTGGTTGTGCGTCCATCAAAATTTTCATTTGCGCTTGAAGCTCTGCAATTTGGTCAGATTGCGCTTTAATAAGTTCATCAGCGTCTATTTTACCACGATTTAAAAAGGCCTGTGCTTTATTGCGAAGTTGTGTGCCGCCCATAATACGGATAAACGCCGCGTCAGGCGCACCTGCAACTTGCTCAATATACCTAAACCCTTGGTAGGCTAACTCAATGCGAAGCGTTTCGGCAATTTCTGGCCACTCCTCCATTGGCGTACCTTTAATATCTTTTAAGCCTTTATAGGCTTGCCATTGCCGTGCAAAACGGGCTTTATGGTTGTCATCGGCAATTGTGTCAATTGACAGTGATTTGTCGCCGGGGACATTGATTCGGATAAAGTCGTATTCTTGCCCATCGTGCGTTCCAATGTAGAAAGAAACGTCTAAGTAAGCATCGCCGCCGGTGTCGCCGACGTAAGAAAGTTGTTCGCTCATATTTAATCCTAGAAAGTTGGCGGTAAGCCGTCTAGCTTACCGCCTTAAAAATTATACTATTTGACCTTGATGGAATGGACGGTTGATTTGAATCAACGCCAAGCCAGCGATAGGTGTACCTGTTGTGGTAGATACTTTAGCATTTAAGATTTGCTCGCCGTTTACTGCCGCGTCATCTACGCTGCCTGGCGTTGCTGCTAATGCAAATACGTCAGCACCAACAGTCATCGCGTTAGGCGCATTAACCGCCGCGATACCAGTGATTTGATACCAGCCATATTGTGATGCTACGTTAATTGACATTGATACCGCCACTTGACCAACGCCGCCAGTAGCAGGTGCTAAAGTTGTTGTAGCTAAGTATGAATCATAATCCACTAATGAGCCGACAACAGTTGATGCAACACCTTTCAAATAAATGAATTCGCCTGCGCCGTATGTTGGATCTACCGCAGTTACGATAGTACCTAATGCGTGGTTTTGAGTGGTATCAGTAAGCGCGATACCTTGGAAACCCGCTAAAGGGGTTGTAATGTTATAAGCCATGAGTGCCTCCTAAGTTGTACTGAATGTTGCGTTGAATTGCGCACCAGAACAGGTTAACGCGCCAGAGAAGCCCATTAAGCGAACAATCGCGTCTTGGTTAACTGCTTGACGGTCGCCGCCGATTGGCACGAAATTACGGTCTTTGTGAGGACGGAAGTACACATATTTTGTGTTGATAAAGTCCATACGAGTTGCAGTTTGGTTGCCACCAATACCGCCACCAAGTACAACGTCTGCCGAGCCGGCGCCCCCGTAGAATTTCAACGCAGAGAAACCTGCCGCGCCTAATTTGTCGTCAGTGATACGTTGGATTGCTTGCAAAGACGCTAAATAAAGCGAATACGCAGTTGAACCCGCATAAATCAAATCAACATGATCTGTACCACGAACAACGGATAACGCAACTGTGTTCATGCTGTTTTGAATGTTAGCTGCTGTAGCCGCGCCGCCAGTCAAAGTAGTTGATGTGTACGCGGCGTTGCGCCAGAAAGTCCAAGTAGCACGGTCAATACCGCCGTAAGTCCCTGTACTTGGTGAAGTGCTAATCATAGCCGCTAAACCAACTAAGTTTTTACCTGCGTTGCCTGTTCCGTCACCATGTAAATCGATGTCGATTTTGTTGTTAAGTCTTGCTTCAGCAATTTCAACACGGGTTGCAAGCAATTCAATCATTGCTTCTTTGCCGCTGTTAGCTAACATTTCAGGACCTGAGATGGTTACAGCGTCTGCGTAATGCTTTAAGTTGAACTGCGCAGCACTGATTGGTGAATCAGGTGAAATATTGATAGTTTCGTAACCGCTATAGCTTGACGCATAGTTGGTTGCAGGGTCGTTATAAAACAATTCTTGCAAGATGGTTGAACCACCGCTGATTGTTTTTACGTTACCGCGTTCTTTCAAACGAAGTAATAACGCGTTGTTGTTTGTTAAGTTATCTTGAGCCGATTTGGTACGGCTTTCGATGGTGGTTGCGATAATGTCACTAATCGCGCTGTTTGCAAATGCCATTGCTTATTCCTCGTAAAATTTAAAATCCGTGAAGGCGCATTGCCTGTCTAACGGCTTCTTCAGTATTTGCAGGGATAACTGTTCGGGTTGCACCCGCAGGTGAACCTTTAACCGATACCGCTGCTGCCTTTGCTGCCTTTGCTGCTTGGTCTGCTTGCGTTAAATTTTGACGATTTCCGCCGCCTTGCTGTTGAGCATAGACTTTTTGAAACGTGCTATCGTTTAACCGCAATGCTTTTTCATAAGCGTCATCCAAGTCGTTTGCAAATCCACGTTCTAGCAGGTCTGCCATCGTTGACTGCACCTCGGTAAAATACTCATGCTGCTGCGCAAAATCCGAAATTTTAGATTGAATTTGAGTGTCTTCGTGACTTTGTTTAAATTCCGAAGCATCTCGCAATTGTCGTTCTTTCTCGTCTAACTGCGCTTTAAGATTGTGCATGGTCGGGTCGTATGGCAAGCCGGCAAGCTGGTTCATATCAATCTGATAATCATGCGCTAATTTCATTAGCATTTCCGCTTTCTCTTGGTATGACCCTCGACGAAGCGTATGCTCTGTTTTTAGAAGGTTGAAGAACGCGATGTCTGGCGCGACTTGCATCTCATCTAAATAACCCTTGTAGGGGGCAATCGACTTATCAATGCTTTTAGCAAAGTTAGCCGCTGATTTATATTGTTCTATCCCTTTGTGGAACTGCTCTTCTCGCTCTATAATATGCTTCTGTACAGTTTCTGGCAACTTTTCTAATTCGGCTGCCGCGTCAGCTTTCCAAGATTTCCAAGGTGAGCGTTCAGGAGAAGTTGCTTTTACTTCCTCTTGTGGTTCTTCCTTGCGGTTTTCGACAGGTGCTGATTCTTCAAGTTTATCCAGCTCACGCCCAATAATATCCTGTGTACTTTCTTCTACTGCAACTTCTTCGACTGAGTCTTCAGTCGTCGTTTCTTCACTCATGTGATGTCCTTAGTTAGTTTATTTTTGCGGAAATTTCTTGCCGCAAGGCTTCTTTTTTACGCTTCTGCGCAAAATGGTCTACTTTGGGTGTCATGTCTTCGTTACCGACTTCACTGCACCCATTGTTCTTTAAATGCCTTCGATGCTGCCCTCTATCAGTAATCATGCTACCATCAATTTGTGACTTATAGGTTGCAAACTCGGCGTGTACAAAAGTCGCAGAAATAACCCGCGTCATTATCGTGTTGCAACACTCCGGCAAATCATTGTAATCCGCCAGTTTTCTGAAGATGTCTTGCGTCGCTCCACACCCCTTACATTTGACTTCATACAGCGGCATTACGCGGCGTCCTCTGTCCATTCAAAGCTCAGGTACAAACTAGCGCCTGCTGGGACGGCTTGCCCGTTAAAGTTAATCGCTAAAGACTCTGAAGTGCCTCTAAGAACGATGGCTTTGTCATTACGAACGCCAAACTCATAGGATGACGGCAGTGCTGCCGCTCCGGGCGTTGCGCTAGCGGATAAGTACGTTTTATGAGCTTCTATTGCAATGCCAGTACCTAAGGCTGATGGGTTTGCAGTATATAGCTTTAATGTTGCTGTTTGCGCGTCATCGGCTGAATCTGCCTTTGCAGCGGTCACGTTAGTTGATGTACCTGCGGTGTTTGCAACGGTGCGCTTAACAATGTAATGGTCGTAAATAGACGCTGTTGTAGCCGTCCCCACAACTTCCACTTTTGTTACGCGGATGACTTTTGTTGCCGAGCCAGTTAACACAAGCACGTCAGTAGCTGTTGCTACAGGTGTAATGTCTTGCGCAGCATACCGAAATGTGGCGCGTGTCCCGTTGGTACTAATACCTACGACATTGCCGTCGGCTATTGCAGCCACTGGAATACCAGTGCTACTAACGGCTGAAATAACTTCAAATCCCATTATTCTATAACCTCTGTCTGAATTGTTTTAATAGCGTGGCCTATCATAGCCACTTCAATACTGGTTTTGTTGTTTTGCTCTGTGCGCCATTGCTCAAGCGCGTACTTTTGGTCTTCAATATCTCTTGCCGCTTGAATTTTAAGCTGCTCAATTTGAAGCTCTGTTTGAGCTTCTAGCTGTTTAACCTGCATTTCAAATTGCATTTTCTGTTGCTCCGACTGAGCGTCTGCTTGAATTTTAGCTTGCTCAAGTTGAAGTTTAGCCTGCTCAATCTGATTTTCTGCTTGAAGTTTGACTTGCTCAAGCTGCATTGTCGCCTGCTCTGATTGCTGTTGTGCTTGCATCTTCATTTGGGCAATTTGCGCTTCCGCTTGTGTGCGTTGCTCGTCTTTAGATGGGCCTTGTGGTTCTTGTGATTTTTTAGATGCTTGGTCAACAAACTGTTCAAGTACACCTTCAAGTTCTCTACCCGCTTTAAATCCTCGAACGCCGTATAAAAGCAGTTGACCTACTAATGGTGCTATAGCGGGGTCTTCTTTAACCGCGCCAATACCATCTTTAATAAAGCCGCTCACCGCTGTCAAAAATTCCATGCGGTTTTGCTTTTCTGTCTGCTTATCAAGCTCAACTAGCGTGTCTGTTTGAATGTCAACATTAAAAACTCTAGCAGGCTCATTTTTAAGTAGCTCAATTGCTTGCTGCACAAATTGCGCGTCAGGCGTGTTCATAATGCCTGACACTTCAACTAACGTCTGTGGTTGGTATTTAGAACAGATAATCTCCGACTTCATGCGTAGGATTTCACGCGCAAAGCGGTAAAGCCCGTCTTTCATGTTGCCAAGGCGAAGTGACGCAAACTGGCTCTTAATTTGCTGCGCTGTCGCGGTTTCGCTTGCTACCGACGCACCACGCATAATGTCGGAGAGTCCCGTCGTTTCGTAAATGATTTGCTTACAGGCTTCACGCGCTTGATATAGCTGTTGCAGTGCTGACGCAACGTCGCCAAGTGGCATGAATTGCACAGCCCCCTGCAAGCCGCCTTTTTCAACAAACGCCGCCCAGTTTTTGACAGGTACAAGCACTCCATCGTTACCTTCTTTCATTAAGCGTTCAATTGCAGGTTCGTCCGCCGCATAGATACCCATGACTTTAAGCGCTTTGGTCAAATGCTTGATTCGACCTGTTAGCTCGTCAATTTCGTCTGCTTGGTCTTGATAGAGAAGGAAATCAGCTACAGGAATCAGTGTTCCTGTCGTTGTAGTAGCAAAGTAAGGCTTAGGGCAGGGGAAGAAATTACAAAGCCCTAGAGGGTCATCTCGGTGGTCTAAAATGACATCGTATTGTTCTGCTATCCAATAGACGCATTTCTCCGCTTTTGACCAAATTTCCCAAATTTCCGCTTTTTTGTCAGCTTTAGTGGTTTCTTTGTCGCCGTCTTTACGGTTTGACGTGTTGGTTAGCGGTATTTTTTCAAATACGTCGCCGAATCGGTCTGTTCCTTCGTCTAAGGTCATGTAGACGCGACGCGCGACCCAAGTCACCTCGTCCCACGTTCTAGCCGGTAAATGCGCGAAATCCTGCCAATATACATAGTCTACAGGTGTTGTTTCCGACACGACACGTTCATACGTTTCTGTTTCTGCAAGCCCGTTTTCTTCGTCCACCGTGCGTTCAGGTGAGTATTCTTCCTCCCCAATTTCCGCATAATTCGTGATTGAAGGCTCAAATTCTTCAATTTTAGGCTCGTAGCGTAGCCATGCCACGCCTCTGCCTGGAAGCAGCCTGTCGTCCACCACGCAAGACAGCGTATCGTGAAAATCAGGGTATTCTTTAATTTCAAAATCAAGAACACGTTCTAAAATTATGCTTGCAACTCTGCCGGCATCATTTTTGTCGTCAAAACGTCTTGAAATCTCAGGGTTGGGTGGCTTTGCGTAAATAGCGGGTTTTAGCGTTTGTACGTTAGACCAAAGAATGTTAAACCGTGCGTCCGCTTGTTCTGCGTCTTTGCGCTCGTCGCGGTAACGCTTGACAATCTTCTCGCCACGCTCTGTCCACTTCTTATATTCTTCTTGGTAGCGCGATATTTCGTCGTGCCAAGGCTGTGCTGATAGTTTGTCACTCATTATATTCGTCTACCTCTACGTTTCGAGCTGTGTTCCCACAACTCCTCTAAGGACTGGTCTTCCCAGTATTTCGCTTTGGGTTTTGGCGCTGCGTCTGGGCGTTGTTCGCGCCATGCAAGGCACGCATACCGAAAAGCATCAGCAAAGTGAGAGGTCCAATCGTGTTTAGGTCGTTCGTTAAACACCTTTTTGTCCGCATTATACTCTCTTTGATACTGCGTGAGTGCTTCCATTCCTTCTTTGCAGTTTGGGTCAAACCAGCAGTTTGCTAATGATAACCTGCTGGCTTGTATCCCGTCCATAAGGGATATATTAGGGACTATTCTAGGCGACCACCCCAATGATCTAAACTGCTCCTCTATACTTCTTCCTGTTTGCAATGACTTTGCCTTTGCATCATGTGGCAAATACAGCCATTCGCCGTAATCATAACCTTTACTCTGCAAAATGTCATGATAGTGTGCTATTGGCATACCGCTGTTGCTATAACAATCGATAAAACGCAGCTCTTTTCCTGCCACTTGAAACCACCAAATTGCCGTGTCGTCGCTCCACCCTAAGTCGATAGCTGCAAATGTCTTGAGCTTACGGTCATAACAGGGTCTTTCCCTGCCTGTTTGTTTCACTTCGTACATTTCTTTACCGTATATCGCGCCGGGGATTGCGGCATCGAAATTACATTCCATTTCCTGTAGCCACGCATCTTCCGACAGCTCTTTTCGCAGCGCGTCTATTTCTTCTTGGTCAAGAATACCTGAATTTGAAGCTGTTAGCAGCATAGTGAAACAGCTCTTATCCTGCTTTCCTGCTTCAAAGCGTTCGTAAAAACTATTCTTGCCCTTTGGTGTCCCAATAATTATCGCCCAACCTTTGCGATCAGCCAATGCAGGACGGATAACATATGGCCATACAGTTGACTTCCAATCGCCATACTCATCAGCAATAAGCCCATCAAAATAAAGACCGCGCAGCCTGTCAGGATTGTCAGCACCAAATAACTGAATACGCGCCCCGTTTGGAAAATCAAGTCTAAGTTCACTTTCGTTCACCTTTATGTCAGGTATAGGTTTTGTAAATTTCTTACAGTAATCCCAAATAACCTGTTTTGCTTGTGAGTAGTATGGGCAGATGTAGGCATACCTACCATCGCCACTAGAATCCATACAAGCACACTTTATCAATTCGTTAATACACGCTACCGACTTGCCCGCCCTTCTGTGGGCAACTACAACTGCCCACCGTTCTTTTCTTGCGTGCAATGGTCGAAACACATCTCTTGGCTTGTAGGGGATGACAACCTTCACGATTCCCACCCTATGACAAGACTTGCTGCTGTGCCGTCGGCGTTAGTGATACCAAACGCCACCTTAGTCTGTTCCTTAGCGCTTGCCCACCCGTGGACGTTTTGAAGGATTGCCAACGCCGCTTTTGTATCGCCGCCTAACGCCGCGTCTTTTAACACCTGTGCCATTTGCGCCTCTGCGTCGGCAGCGCCTTTCATTGTCATTAACTCCACGTTTTGGTCTAGCTGGCACAGTTGGCGGTACTCCGCAGGTAATAGCCCTGCGGCTAAGGCGAGTTTATCGCCCTTTAGCCCAAGTGCTGACGCATCGTATATTGCGGTTAGACGCGCTTCTGTGACTTTTAACTCTCTTGGTGTATAGGGGAATGATTGCATGGTCGCATGAATCCTTAGTTTGTAAAAATAGCTCTAATATATACGGAATTGACTTTTTTGTCTTAGATTGTTCTGCATCGCCTTCGGAACTGAACGCCCCCCCCTTTATGTGATGGTATAGAAAAAAAGCTATTTATGAAAATGCTTCTACTAGACATGGTGCTGCTATATATAAAAATGCTTCTGCTAGACATGGTATATATAAAAATGCTTCTACTAGACATGGTATGCCTGCCAGTCGTCTTACCAAGTCCTCCCCGCCTCCGCTTTTTTTCTCAAAAGACATCCCCCCCTTACCGCTACAAGACACGAATTACGCGGGTTACAGCGTTAAACAGTACAATTCAAGGCCGATACACTAAATCATAAGCCATTGATTTATATGACTTTAGCATTAGCAAGGCGAATCAGCAAGGCGAATCAGCAAGGCGAATCAGCAAGGCGAATCAGCAAGGCGAATCAGCAAGGCGAATCAGCAAGGCGAATCAGCAAGGCGAATCAGCAAGGCGAATCAGCAAGGCGAATCAGC